CTGGGTTTGAGTCTTTTGGTTCAATCGGTAATGGCAATACTACTTATTACGCTTGCACTCTTGGTTCTGATTTTGAGGTGGGTATAGGCACTTATACCTCCTCTGGCACTACGTTAGCTCGAACTACGATACTACAGTCTAGTAACTCTGATAACGCTGTTAATTGGGGTTCTGGTACAAAAACACTGTTTTGCACTCAGCCAGCAGAAAAAGCGGTGTTTAGAGATGCTAGTGGTAATGTAAGCGTTAGTGGCACTATAACTGGTACAGGAACTTCTGTGTTTACTAATTTAGACATATCTGGAAATGTAGATGTAGATGGTACATTAGAGGCAGATGCAATGACCCTTAATGGCACATCGATTACATCAACTGCCACTCTATCCACAGGAATATCAAATAATAACGTACCCAAATTTACAAGCGGTGTGGCAGACAATGACTTTTTACGAGTAGACGGCACAGCTATAGAGGGTAGGTCTGCTAGTGAGGTTTTATCTGATATAGGCGCACAAGCATCTTTAACATTTGGTATCAGTAATACTAATGCAGTCAAAATAGACAGTAGTTCAGTAGCAGATAACGAGTTTGCACGATTCACTGCGAATGGTTTAGAAAGTCGCTCTGCGGCAGAAGTTAAATCTGATTTAGGGTTAGCTAATTTAGATTTTGGTTTAGTAACAGGTTCTGTAACAGGAACAGATGATTTTGGATCGGTTGCATAATGGCTACACAAGTACAGTTTAGAAGAGGCACAACATCAGAAACAGGTTCTTTTACTGGAGCCGTTGGAGAAGTTACGGTTGACACAGATAAAGACACTGTTGTTGTTCATGACGGTTCGCAAGCTGGAGGGTTTGCAGTAGCAAACCTTAAAACAGCACAGGAGTTTACAGCCACACAAAATTTTAATGCCACGACATTATCAGATGGTTCTACTATTTCCTGGGATGCAAGTGCCAACCAAGTAACGAGTGTGACGCTTGGGGGTAATAGAACACTAGGTGCGGCCAGTAATCAGATAGATGGTGGGGTGTACGTTATATCTATAATACAGGATGGCACAGGATCTAGAACTTTATCTTTCAATAGTAACTACAAATTTGTTAAAGGAACAGCACCTACATTAAGCACAACTGCAAGTGCTAGAGATGTATTGGTTTTTGTAAGTAATGGAACAAATATGTTCGAAATAGGTAGGGCAGCTAACGTATCATGAGTAGTTTACTTAATATAGCGGCAGGAGGCGAAACAGAGTTTTATCCGTATAAGATAGACAACTCTTTGCGTTTCGATGATGGTAGTAGTCCTGTATTGACAAGAACACCTTCTGGTTCAGGCGATAGTCTTACTACTTGGACATGGAGTGCTTGGGTGAAACGTGGTAATCTTTCCAGTGGCATGATTTTTACAGCAAATTACAACTCTAATCAAATTGGTTTTAGCTCTGATAGGTTGTATTTTGAATTTTATGATGGGAGTAACAATAACTATCTTATTTCTACTGCAAAACTTCGTGACCCTAGTGCTTGGTATCATGTTGTTTTTGTATGGAATACTTCAGATGCAACTTCGTCCAATAGAATGAGGATATATTTAAATGGCTCAGAAATAACAACTTTTGATTCAAGCAGTTACCCATCTCAAAATAGAAATAGTAAAATAAATACAGCTATCGAACATCAAATTGGTAAAAGAGCAAATCCTAGTGGCTCGCAGTTTGACGGTTATTTAGCAGAAATTAACTTTATTGACGGACAGGCTTTAACTCCATCATCATTTGGCGAAACTAAATCAGGTGTTTGGATACCTAAAGACACAAGTGGTCTAACATTTGGCACGAATGGCTTTAGACTTGAGTTTGGTAATAGCAGTGCGATTGGTGACGATACTAGCGGTAACACAAATGATTTCGCTGCAACCAACTTATCAACCCATGACGTAGTTCCTGATAGCCCAACTAATAATTATGCTGTTTTAAATCCTATAAATACCCATGCAGGAGCTACACTGTCTGAAGGAAATTTAAAGCTTCTTCATGATAGTGGTGGTGGTGAGCAACCTGCAACATTCGCAATATCTTCTGGAAAATGGTATTGGGAAGTAAAACAATCAACACAATATGCGGCTTATGGATTAATTGAAGTAACTGCTAATCCTTCTAGTAGTAGTATTGCAAATGGTTATCATTGGTATGGTTCAAATGGACTTTTTTATACAGGTACGACATCAGGAACAAATCTAGGAACATTTGATGACTCTGATGTGATTTCACTTGCTTATAATGCTGATGATAATGAGTTAACTCTTTTTAAAAATGGAGTATCAGCAGGAACAGAAAGCATAGTTGATGGTGAATACTTCCCTGATTTTGGGGCGGCGGCAGCAGTAACATCAACAGTAAATTTTGGACAAAATGAAACATTTAATGGTCTTACAACAGCAGGTGGTAACACAGATGCTAACGGACAAGGTAACTTTAAATATTCCGTACCATCTGGTTTTCTCGCATTAAACTCAGACAATCTATCAGAACCAAGTATCTCACCAAGGGATGATGATATTCCAGAGGATTATTTTAATACGGTACTTTATGAAGGTGATGGAACTGCGATTGGCTCAGGCGGTCAGGCAATTACTGGTGTAGGGTTTCAACCAGATTGGGTCTGGATTAAAAATCGCGATGCTTCAGATGACCACTCTGTATATGACGTTGTTAGGGGTGTTACAAAACAAATCGAAACTAACAGTGGTTCTGATGAAACAACTCAATCTGAAGGATTAACTGCGTTTGGGTCAGATGGGTTTACTGTAGGCTCGTTAGCGCAAGTCAACACTAACAATGAATCTTTCGTTTCTTGGAACTGGCTTGCAGGAGGTTCGGCATCAAGTAACTCAGCAGGAGATATTACAAGCTCTGTTTCAGCAAATACAGAAGCTGGATTTAGTATAGTAGGTTATACTGGAGATGGTACATCTGCTACTAGGACTATAGGGTGTGGATTAACAAAGAAACCAGATATGGTGATACTTAAAAATCGAACAAATGATAGTGTTACGGATGCTTGGTTTGTTTGGCAATCAGCATTTGGAACAGCATCACCATCAAAATATATGACTTTGTTTAATACAGATACCGTAGCGGCATCTAACGTATTTGTTGATTCCTCATTTTCTGATAATAATGGTAACGCATTGTTTGCTGTTGCAGGTAGTTATAATGGCGTTAATAAATCAGGAACGACATATATTACATACTGTTTTCATGAAGTTGATGGATATTCTAAATTTGATAGTTACCAAGGAAATGGAAACGCTGATGGTACGTTTGTTTTCACTGGTTTTCGTCCTGCATGGGTCATGTTAAAACGCTCTTCAAGTGGTGTTAATGCCAGTTGGGTAATTCTTGATAAAGAACGTGATCCTATAAATCCAACAAGTAGAGGAATATTTCCAAATAGTACGACTACAGAAGCATCAAGCACACTTAGAAATGTAGATTTTTTATCAAATGGCTTTAAATTGAGAACAAACCACAATAACATTAATGGGTCTGGTGGTACATACATCTACATGGCATTTGCTGAGATGCCTTTTAAATATGCGAATGCAAGATAGGAGATAAACGATGCCTTGGAAATTAGGTACAAAAACAATTAATCTGGGAAGAAGTTGGACGGATAGTTCTGGTAATCAGTATCCAAGTAATTGGTTAGCACTTACTACCGATGCAGAAAAGAAAGCTGTAGGTCTTAAATGGGAAGCTGACCCTACACCTTTTGATAGCAGGTTCTACTTGTCAGCTGGTAATCCTAGAGATGTAGCTGAGTTAAAAACAGCTTGGATAGCTAATACAAAAAATACAGCAGATTCATTGCTGTCCCCTACAGATTGGTACATAATACGAAAAGCAGAGGATAGCACAACCACTATTCCAACCGATGTTGCTACTTATCGTGCGGCAGTAAGGACTGCTTCAGGAAAAATCGAAACATCCATAACAAATGCGGCTGACCATGCGGCATTTATAGCCTTGTGGAATACTCCAGTTGACAGTGAGGGTAAACAAACAGGCAACGCACCGATAAATGACTGGCCAGAGCCACTTATAGGATAAAGTATGTTTTCAACCCTACCGTTTGCTGCGGCTGCATTTGCTGATTCGGGGTCTGAAAGCGTAAGTTTTAGTGTTAGTGGTGTTGCGGCAACATCCGCCCTTGGCAATGAAACAGTATCAACCACTGAAAATGTAACGGTTGCAGTCACAGGTTCCGCAGGAACTTCTGCTTTAGGTAATGAAACAGTATCAACCACTGAGAATGTAGCCTTTAGTGTTACTGGTGTATCTTCAACATCCGCTTTAGGTTCCGAGACTGTCACAGGTTCAGCTACTTTAAGCGTAGGCAGTACGACTGAATTAGTCGGTGGTCTAGGCAATGAGCAAATTGGTGCTGGAGTAGGGGTATCGGCAACAGGGGTTTCTGCTACCTCTGCTTTAGGTAATGAGACTGCCTTTACCTCTGTGTCTGTATCGGCAACAGGAGTTGCATCTACAAGTGCATTAGGTAGTGAAACTGTAACAGGCACAGCAAAGACAATACCTACAGGAGCGGAAGGCACATCAACGGCTGGTTCTGCAAATTTAACAGGAGCAGCAGTCGTAGGTGTTAGTGCCTCTGGCGGTGTGGCAAGTCTTGGTGAAGAATCTATAAGGTGTGGAGCCAATGTATCTGTAACAGGTGTAGGTTCTACAGGACAGTTAGGCACTCCTCAAATATCAAACACCAGAGATGAGTTTGTTACCGTTTCGAGTGTTGTTGGCACTTCTGCTACTGGTAGCCCAACAATTACTGGTAATTCTATATTTAGTATTTCTGGTGTGTCTTCTACAGGTTCAGTAGGTAATACTACTTTTGTTGGCTCGGTGAGTTTAAATGTAACAGGGCAAGCTGCTACTTCTGCTGTTGGTAGTAATTTTACTGTAAGTGGTAACTCAGATGTTGATGTTACATTAGGGGCGGCAACAAGTAGTCTAGGTAATACTACTGAAGTCGGTAGTTGTGTGATTGTTCCTACAGGTGCGAGTGCGACTACGACTGTTGGTTCTGTTTCGATAGAATTAATCACAGCATTTTCTGTTACAGGAGTAGAAGCTACAGGTGCGGTCAACACACCTAATATTTTAGCTGGAGCTACTTTTGCTGTAACAGGTGTAACTGCTACCAGTGCATTAGGGGACACAACAGAGTTAGCTCAAACAGTCGTAAGCCCAACCGCTGTAACAGGAACAACAAGTGTTGGTTCTGCATCGGTTGTTGGTGATGCTGTATCTGGGGTAAGTGGACAGGCTACAACAAGTGGATTAGGTGAAGAGTCTGTAACAGGTGATGCTAATTTAGATGCAATAGGAAATATAGCTAATAGTGCTGTAGGTGATGTAACTGTTTCACTTTCTTCAGTAGTTAGTGTTACAGGTGTATCAGGTACAACTTCTGTAGGCACAGTAGTAATAGATACTGTAAGTATTATTATCCCCACAGGTGTATCAGCCACCTCTGCTATAGGATCGGTAAGTATTGATTTATTACAAACCGTATCAGTAACTGGAGTTAGTAGTAACTCTACTGCTGGTAATATTACACCTATTGGTAGTGCTGTTGTATCAGTCACAGGATTGTCAATCCAAGGAAATATTGGTATTGTTGCAATATGGGGATTAGTTGTGCCTGATCAAAATCCTGTTTGGTCTGAAGAAGCGGCTAGTCAAACACCTTCTTGGAGTGAGACAACACCATCACAAAACCCTAATTGGACAGAGGAAGCGGCATAATGGCAAGTTCATATACATCAAATACAGGTATAGAAAAACCAGCTACAGGTGAACAAGCTGGAACTTGGGGTACAACAACAAACACTAATTTTGATATAATTGACCGTGCTTTAAATGGTGTTGGTGCAGTTACTTTATCTGGCACTACACATACTTTGACTACTAGCGATGGAAGTTTATCGGATGGTATGTTTAAAGTATTAGTTTTAGGTGGTTCTCCAAGTGGCACTAATACTATAACTATATCACCAAACACCGCAGATAAATTATATTTTGTGTATAATAACTCAGGGCAAACAGCTACTTTCAGTCAAGGCTCAGGAGCTAATGTTAGCATCACTACAGGTTCTGCAAAGATTATATATGCAGACGGTGCAGGAACAGGAGCCGCAGTAAGTGATTTTACAAACTTGTTAAGTATCGGTTTAGGTGGCACAGCAATAACATCTACTGCCGCAGAACTTAATTTATTAGATGGCGTTACAGCAACCACATCAGAGTTAAATTATGTGGATACCACGGCAGGAACAGTTGCAGCTTCTAAAGCAGTTGTTGTGGACTCAAACAAAGATACCAGCGGCATACGCAACTTAACAATTACAGGAACATTAAATAGTGGTACTCCTGCCTTATTGGCTACTGCCCAAGAGTTTACGGCTACACAAAATTTTAACGAAACTACTTTGACAGACGCAAGCACTATTGCTTGGGATGCAAGTGCTAATCAAGTTACTAAAGTTACCCTAACCGCAAATAGAACATTAGGTGCGGCAACTAACCAAGTGCAAGGGGGAGTTTATGTACTTACTATAATACAAGACGGTACAGGAAGTCGCACAGTTACCTTTAATAGTACGTATAAATTTGCCAGTAGGGTCCCGACTTTAACAACTACAGCGAGTGCTAGAGATATCTTAGTATTTTTAAGTGACGGCACTAATATGTATGAAATAGGTCGCTCTTTAAATCCTAGTAAAACGAGTTAAAAATGCCATTAGCTAAATTACAGTTTCGTCCAGGAATCAATAAAGAGACTACTGCTTATAGTAATGAAGGTGGTTGGAATGATTGTGATAAAGTTAGGTTTCGTTTTGGCTATCCAGAAAAAATAGGTGGTTGGGAAAAACTTTCAAATAATACCTATTTAGGTTTTCCTAGAACCTTACACGCTTGGACTAATTTAGCGAGTGATAAATTTTTGGCAGTAGGAACTGATCGTAAATATTACATAGAGTCAGGTGGTGGTTACAATGATATCACCCCAATACGTTTAAGTGTCAAAAAATCTGTTGATGTTTCTGTAGCAGTTAATGGTGTTGGGACCACCGTTTCATTAAATAGCGTTACATTAGATCCTGAAGTGATAGAAACAAGAAATAGTGTGGTTGGTGTTACAGTTCTTGGAACAGTAGAAGTTTCCATTGAACCAGGCGTTTTAGTTCCTGTAGGAGATTAAATGAGTAATATTACTGTTAATCCAACTACTGTTACAGCTACTGCAAGCGTTGGAAGCCCTACCATACAAATAGATACTGTTCCTATTAGCGGAGCAGTTATTACTTTTAGTTCTGTTAAAGATAGCACTACTTGCACGATTAATCATACCAATCATGGTGCGTTAACAGGTGATTTTGTTACATTCACTAATGTTGATTTACCCTCCGAATTAAGTTCTATTATTGCACTTTTAGAAAAAGAACATGAAATTACTGTTACTAGTTCATCTCAATATACAATTACCTTAACTTCAAATCCCTTATCTACTCTTACAAACTCAGGGTTGATAGAAGCTGAATATCAATTAAACAGAGGATCAACTACACAACTTTTAGGTTCTGGTTGGGGTGCAGGAACATGGGGTGCGGATGGTTGGGGATTAGCTTCTTCAGAAACAATCTCTACAACTACAGGTTTACGCATTTACACACAAGATAATTTTGGTGAAGATTTAATATTATGTCCCAGAGAAGGCGAGTTATTTTTCTGGCGTGAAAACGATGGCTTATCTACACGAGCGTTTGCAATAAGTGATTTTAGCACCACAGTTCCTTTAAAAAACAGGCAAGTTATGGTTACAAGCGACAGGCACGTTGTTGTATTCGGCACAACTGCTGTAGGTTCTACTGATTTAGATAGGCTTCTTATACGTTTTAGTAATCAAGAAGATCCTTTTGATTGGCTTCCTACCTCTACTAATACAGCAGGAGACTTGCGAGTTGAAGATGGTTCCACAATAGTGCAAGCCATAAAAACAAGAAGAGAAATAATTGTTTTAACAGATACTTCTGTTCATAGTATGCAATTCATAGGACCACCTTTTACATTTGGAATTAGCAGAATATCCTCTAATATAAGTGCCATATCTCCTATGGGGGCGGTGGCTGTAGAGGATGCCGTATTTTGGATGGGTAAAAATAGATTTTATGTATACCAAGGTCGTGTGCAACCAATTCCTTGCACAGTTAGAGATCATGTGTTTAACAATCTTAACGAAGATGCTGTAGAAAAAATAGTAGCAGGCGTAAATTCTGAGTTTGGTGAAGTGTTTTGGTTTTATCCCTCTGGTTCATCTACAGAAAATGATAAATATGTAGTATATAACTATGAACAAAAAATATGGTATGTTGGATCTTTCGGACGCACCGCATGGACAGATAAAGGGGTATATGAGTATCCAATGGCTTCTGTTGAAACATTAATATATAATCATGAAAAAACAAATGACGATGATGGTAGTGCAATGTCTTCATTTATAGAATCTAGTCCTATGGACATAGGTGAGGGTGACAACTTTACCTTTGTACAAAGATTAATTCCAGACATAAGTTTTGCTAACTCTGATACTGGTGCAACCAATCAAGCTACTTTTACTTTAAAAGGTCAAAGATTCCCTGGGACTGGATTTGAAACTTCTAAGGCCGTTACTGTTGATGACAGTGCCACACAAAGCTATCTTAGATTAAGAGGTCGTTCATTTGGTTTGCGTGTAGAATCTAGTAATGCACAAATAAATTGGAGATTAGGTTTGCCTAGAGTAGATATAAAGAATGATGGAAAGAGATGAGTGTTAACAAAGTTCCTTTAGCTCAGTTTTCTTTACCTCCAGAAGAGTATGATGTATCGTATTTTAATGATATGGTTCGTAGTTTAACGCAACTTGTGGTACAAATAAATAATCCAGGCGAAATTAGAGGCACGAAAATTACGCTTACAGATTTACCTACGTCTTCTGATGGTCTAGAAACAGGGGCATTGTTTAATGATAACGGAACTGTTAAGGTAGTGACATGAGTTTAGGTGATATATTAAAATCTGCGGCTCCAACAGTTTTAGGCTCAATTGCATCTGGTGGTAATCCTATTGTAGGTGCATTACTTAGTGGCATAGGAACTGTTGCTACTGGTGGTAAAACTAAAGACGCTCTTAGAAACGCTTTATTAGGTGGTATAGGATCAACTTTTACTCCTTCTTTTTCTTTTGGCAGACAGGCAGCGCAACAAATAGCACCACAGACGGTTGACTCTTTAACGGCTGAAATTGTCAAAAGAGGTATTGCAGAGGATGTAGCTAGAGAACAAGCACAAAAACAAATTTTAGAGCAAATATCTAAACAAGGTATTGCTGGTGTAACTCAACCAGAAACTATGTCTGCTAGGTTATTATCTGGTTTGGGCATACAAAGCACTCCTGACAATCCAAATTTATTGTTTAATTTACTAAATACTAAAGTTGGAGAGGGTGTAGCAGCTGGATTAGCAGCCACCGCTTTATCAAAGTTATTTGATGAAGATGAAGAGGAGTTTGAACAATCTTACAGTCAAATGCCTTTTGGTGCTGGTGGTCCTAGCGGTCAATTAGGTGGAATAACTTATGCACAACAAGGTGGTCCTATGTCTTTTCCTAGAAGAACAGGAGGAATAGACCCATCTGAAGGTTCTGGAACAAAAGATGATGTACCAGCAATGTTAAATGCTGGTGAGTTTGTTATGACAAGAGATGCCGTCAAAGGGGCTGGCGGTGGTAATTTAGATAGAGGAATTGATCGTATGTATTCAATGATGGATTCTTTTGAAAGGATGGCATAATGGCTGTTCAAACTGTACAACAAGTTCAAAGACTGCCCCCATATTTAGAAGGATTGCAAAAAAGACTTTTGCAATCTGCTTTTGGTATATTTGATGGAGAAACGCAAACATCTCCAGGTCTTTTAGATAGTCCTCTTAATTTACCACAGTTTCAATTAGCTGGTTTAGACCCACTACAACAAGCTGCATTTGGTTTAGCACCATCTTTGGTAGGCAGTTACAGACCTTTTATTGAAGGTGCTAGTCAGCAAACAGGTTTAGGAACACAAGCAATAGCCAGCGGTTTAGGTATGCTTAATCCTAATGTTGGTGTTCAAGCTTTCATGAACCCTTTTCAAGAATCTGTTATTGATGAAATCAATAGACAAGCTCAAATAGGGCAAAACAGATTAAACGCACAAGCTGTTAGATCAGGAGCGTTTGGTGGTAGCAGAGAGGGTATTCAAAGAGCCGAGCAAGAAGGCAGAAGACTAGGTGCTGTTAGTGAAGCTCAAAGAAAAGGTTTTACAGACGCTGTTACAGCTTCACAGAGGGCTGCACAGCTATCTGGTGGTCTTGGACAAGCATTAAACCAATTAGCTGGTACAACGGCTGATTTGGGGCGTGTGCAGTCAGAATTAGGAAGAGCAGACCTTGGTATGTTGTCAAACTTAGGTGGGCTAGGTAGAGAGTTTCAGCAACAGTTTCTTGATGCCCAAAGAGCCAACTTATTACAACAACAACAAGATCCATTTACTCGCCTACAATTAGGTCAACAATTAATTTCTGGACTACCTTCTGGTGATTTAGCATCTACGTTTAAATCTGCTACAACACCTGATCCTAATCCGTTCTTATCTGGTGTTGGTGCTTATACAGCACTTCAAGGTGTTCAGCCAAGATCAGGGAATTTAAGTAACTAATGGCTATTAGAAATACAGGAATTGGAGCAGTATCTCAAGGTAATCCAGATTACGGCACAAGAGATGTTCCTTTTACAAGGTCTGGAATAATTGAAGCTTTTAAAACAAATCCTCTTTTAAATGCTTTAATTAGCGGTAAAGGATTAGCTCGTCAATTTCAACAAGCACCTGGAAGTGGATTAGGAACTTTTCAAGCTGGCAGAACAACACCAAGCTTTAATACCCTACGCTATGGCGCAGTGTCTCCTACTATAGAATCTAGACCAGATAAAGATATTTTTCGCGTTGGTGATGTAGGAGTAGTTCCTTTTGACGAAGCTATTGATTCTCCGACAAAATCTATGCGAGATTTAGTATCTTTGGGTCTTTCACAGCAAAGTCCAACAACAACCACAACAACTGATGATAAGTCTACAACTGGAACCTCGACTAAATCTTCAAAAGATAAAAGTGCCACCAGCACAATTGATCGTAAAGCAGATCTTGGCGTTGAAGAAGGAAGTGGTCTTGATGAACCTGATACTGCATTTGATGATTTACCAACTATAACAGATACAACTTCACAAGAAGATAAACGAAGCGATGAAAAAAAGCGATCTTTAGGATACGCAGATTTAATAGAATCCGCTATAAATGAATTTAACAAAATAACAGGTAAAGATAGCAAGATAGCTCCTAAAGGAGCTAGAAGCATTGAAGAATATAAAAAAGAATTTAGTGAAGCTACAGGAATAGATATTTCAGGAGAGCCTGATAATAGAGCTGCTCTAATAGCTCTTGGAACTGCTCTAATGCAGAATAGAGCAGGAAAAGAATTTAACGTAGGTGAAATATTATCTGATGTTGGTAAAGCTGGAGAGAAAGCATTGCCAGTATTTGAAGCGGCTAGAAAAGAAGCTAAAGAAGGTAAAATAGCAGCAGGAAAATTTGCCATAGAGGCCAGAGATAGAGATAAACAGGCAAGACAAGATTTTATAATAGAACAAAGAAATTATTTAACAAAAGTCAAAGATGATTTAAAACTTAGAGAATTACAAAGAATAGAAACTATTGAAGATCAAACAACCGCACAACAAGCTGCATTAGATTTAATTGAAGCAGAAAATCAAGCTGAAAGAAAAATATTAAAACTTGAAGCGCAATTAGAACCCATAGATGATGATAAGGAATTTGGCTCACCTCATACAGATACAATTTTGCAAGGAACTAATATGACAGTTAGTATGTTGCCAGAAAAAGGTGGTGAGGGATTTGTATATTTTAATCCTAATGATGCTAATACTGTGGCCTCTGGTTTTAAAGAGATGGAAACTAAAATTAGTATCTTAAATGAAATGGAAGAAACATTAAGAGAACTTCAACAAGCTAGTCAAGGTACGGTTGGTGGTCAAGCAGGGCAAATATTAATTGACAGAGTAAAAAGGTTTGCAAGCACCTTAAATCCATTTTTAGCTGAAGATGAAAAGTTAACTCCTGAAGCCAGTTTTGATATTTTAGCTAGAAGTTTTATAAATAGCTCTAAAAGATTTTTAACACAAGAGACAGGTAATGGAATTTCTAATGTTGATGTTCAGGGTATAAAAGATGAAGCTGGAGCTATTGTAATAGGAAGACCTCTTTCAGAGAACATTATGAGTCTTAATGTTTTAAAGAAAAGATTTACACAAAATAGAGATATTTTGCGTGGAACTTTGGATGAAATGTTAGTAGAAGATAATTTTGCTTCAGACAAAATTTATCAAAGATTTAGAAATAATATATATAATGTTATAAGTCCAACAGAAATAATAGTGGGTAAAGATTTAATAACCAAAGATGATGATGGTACTGTGGTCTTTAATTATGATGTAACGACTAGCGGTACATAGAGTGGAATTGTAATATGGGTTTCATCAGAATAAAAGATGGAGATGATGTTTTACAGTTTAAAATAAAAGGCGATGAGCCTACATTTACTGAAGCTGATAAAATAAAAGCTATCTTAGAAAACAGAAAAGCAAATATAGTATCAAAACCCAAGGGTAGTGATACTCTTCGTGATTTAGATAGAAAATCTGGAATAAGAAAATTTGGACTAAGAGCTGCTTTAGCTGGTGCTGAGAAAAAAGAAGAAGAAGAAAATATTCTTCGCAAAAATTATGGCTTGGATGATGAAGATTTTACCAGAGATAATAGAGGCAGACTTGCTATCACTAAATCTGGTGGTGATAAATTAGGTCTTAATTTAGATAGGACAACACTGGTAGATGAAGAAGGTTTTAGCAGATATGATTTCTCTGCTGATTTAGCTGGCATAGCTCCAGAACTCGCTGGTGGTGTTGGAGGCAGTTTACTTGGAGCCGCAGCAGGAACTGCTATACTTCCTGGTTTAGGAACGCTTATAGGCGGTGCATTAGGTGGTGGTTTTGGTGCAGCAGGGGGGCAAGCTGCAGAAGAAGCTGTTGAAACAGCCACAGGAATACAAGAACAAACTCTTGGAGAGGTTGGGAAAGATTTAAGAACAGAGTTTTTATTAGGTTCTCTTGGTGAACTTGCAGTAGGTGGAGCTATAAAATTACTCGCTCCATTTGCTAGAGGTTTAAAAGGAAAACCTTTAGATGATGAAACTCTAAAAGTTGCCTATGATTCAATGCAAGAATTTGGAATAGACCCAACTATAGGTGCGATTGGAGGATCATCTCTTATTGCAAGACAACAAAAAATTATTGAAAAAGTTTTAGGTGGTTCAAAAAGATTATCTAAAAACTTTAAAAATTTAACAAATAAAATTAACGAATATAAAAGATTATCAACAGGTGGTCGAGAAATTTCAGAGATAACAGATGAAGAAGCTGGTGAAATTTTAAAAAGAACTCTTTTTGATGAAGATAAATCTTTGAAAGAAGCAGAAAAAGCGGCTAGACAAGGAGTTTTGGATACATTTCAAGATTTTGCTACGGATCTTGGAGCAAAAGCTGCAACAGATAATGATTTAGATAACGCTGTTTTTGGTGTTTTGAGCAAAGCTATAAAAGGTTTTAATGATTTAAACACAGATAAGTTTGCCTCTATAGATGCAATTTTAAAAAGCCCTGCTGGAGGAGTTGGGGATGCTGGAATTATTGATACTGGTGCTTTAAAAGAAATATCTAAAAAATTAAAAGAAAGAAATAAAGCTGCAAAAGCATCTATAGGGTTATCTCCTACAAGACAATCTGAGGCTGCGGCAGTTGATGCTGTCGTATCTGGATTTGAAGCTTTACCTAAAAAGGCTAGTTTTACTCAATTATATAATTTAAGAAGAGAATTATTTGATGCTTCTTTTAGCTTTGGTGGAAGAGGTGGAGGAGAACAATTAAAAGATGCTTTTCTACAGATAGATTCTTTATTAAGTTCTGAAAAAATGATGGAATCTATAACTAAATCATCTTCATTAAAAAATGTTAGTTTAAGTAATGAACAAGCAGCTTTATTACAAAAAGCAGCAGATGAAATACCAGATGCTAGGGATTTTTTCAAAAAAGGAAGAGAAGCAATAGAAGATATGCAAGATGCTATTGGCATAAGAAATCTTCATGAAATAGTTAGTAAAAATCAATCAATACCACCCGATGTTAAATTTCTTGATAGAATAGTTAAACCTGAAAAACCAGAAGCTCTTAAAAGAACATTAAATTTCGTAAAAAAAGAATTAGGAGCAGATCAAAGTAATATATTAAGAGAACGACTAGCTGGACAATATCTTAAAAAGGCTCTTGATAAAACTCAATTTAAAGCTGATGACGTTAGTTCATTTAAAGGAGCTAATTTTTCACAAGCAATTGATAGACTAGGAGACAACACAGGAAAATTATTATTTGGAGATAATTTTGATCAAGTTAAGTCATTAGCTAATCAAATTAGACAAACAACTATTCCTGGTCAAACTGGTGTTATTGATGTTCAAAGAGCTTTAGATGGTGCTATTAACAGTCAAGCACCTGATGCCTTGGTAGATACTTTAAGAAAAATACAATCAGAACAAGCTGCTCTAAAAACATTTCAAGATAATAATATTATATCAAAGATAACTAGAAATGAGTCCGTAGGTGCTGATGAAGCTGCCTCTTATTTTGCTACGGCTGGAAAAGCTAGTGATATAGAAGAAGTTATGAAAAGGCTTGACGATGAGGGTAAAAATGCAGTCAGAGGTCTTTATATGAAAAATCTATTAGATGATTTCGGACCTGATGTGTTGATAAGAGGCGAACAATTAAAAGCAATGGCTAAATCTTTTAATAGAGCTGCTGAAGGTGGTAAATTAAAAAGCATATTTGGTGAAGAGATGGGTTCTGAAATGGAGCGATTTGGCAAGGTTTTAGAATTAAACACCAAAACAGCAGATGGAGGTGATTTGATAGCCGCCAATATTGCAGCAGCTCCACTAGAAAATATTGCTAATTTAGTTAGGTTTGCAGTTGTAGGCAGATTGTTTACTCATGCCCCAACATACAAAGCTGTATTAAAGGATTATGATGCTAGAATAAAAGGTGTAACACCATCACAGAGATCTAAAATATTAGGAGATGCTATAGGTTCAGCACTTGTTCAGTTTACAGTACAGCAAGGACAAGAAGGAGCTAGAGAAACAGCGCAACAAGTTACTGCTGGTTTAGAGAGCGCAGGAGTTGACTTGGGAGCTATAAACGATCAATTGTCCGCAATACGATCTCCTGCTCCAAATACGGGCATAGGGCAAGTAGATGTTTTACAGCCACAACAATCTTCTATAAGACAAAGGGCAGCAGAAAACCCACAAGTGGCTAACGCATTAGGAATTACAGGGTCAACACAAGGGCTATTATAATGAGTTTTAGAGAGGCACTAGAAAAAGTTTTAAAACACGAAGGCGGATATGTGAACGATAAAAATGATTTGGGAGGAGAGACTAATCTAGGGGTGACTAAAAAAACATATACGCAATGGTGTATGGAACAAGACTTTCATCCAAAAGACATGAAAGATTTAACAGTTGATGATGTCGAGCCTATTTATAAACGTAACTATTGGGATCGTATGAAATGCGATGAATTAGACCCAGGCGTTGCCTATTTTATTTTTGATTTTGGTGTTAATAGTGGGCCTAAAAGAGCTGCAGAATATCTACAAGGCGCAGTTGGTTGTGCCATTGATGGTTCTATTGGCCCCATTACAATAGCTGCTGCCAACGAAAAGGACTCTATACATATCATAGACCAGCTACACCGTGAGCGTCAGCATTTTTACGAAAAACTAAAAACCTTTGAACACTTTGGCAAAGGTTGGACTAGGCGCAATCAAGAAGCAAAAGACTCTGCTTTAGAGTTGTGCAAGTAACCAAATAGCTAGTTTCATTGATATACCTTGCTGTACAAACCAAGACATCAAGAACATTGAAACTAACAAAAATATAGATAAAAATATATTTTCAGTCATACATTAACCGCATTTAAACCAATCTTACTATTAGAGTAATGTTCATTATAGTGATCTACAACTAGTTTCTCTAGTTGATGCTTTAAACTCCTGTGTTCCTTGTCACAAATTATTAATAACTTGTTGTAAGCTTCATGCCCCATTGAAACTGACTTTACTTTAGTTGCGTCTGTCATTAGTATTTATCCCATAAAATTACAATATAATGGATTATAACCTATGAAAAAGTATTTTTCTAGAAATAAATACAATGCTAAAAAAACAGAATATATGAATATAAAGTTTGATTCTAAACTAGAAGCGAATCGATATGGTGAGTTGATTGCCATGCAAAAAGGTGGTTTAATTAAAGACCTGGAACGTCAAGTTCGGTACAAATTAGAAGTAAACAATCAATTGATAACAACATACGTTGCTGATTTTGTGTATATCAAAATCAATGATGATGGTTCTCAAGAAAAAATAGTTGAGGACGCAAAAGGAGTAGAAACGCCTGTTTTTAAAATAAAAAAGAAGTTGATGAAAGCAGTTCATGAAATTGAGATCATTATTTCTCAAAAAAGATATTGACATAGCAATCATTGCACACTACATCTTAAAATGTATTTTCAACTAAAAGAGGTAAAAATGGAAAATATTAACTTGATAAACGATCTCTCCAACATTGTGGAGAGAAGAAATAGCATCAAAGATCAAATTGAGGTTCTCAAGAAAGAGTTGTCTGTTATTGATAACACTCTTATTGATATGTTTGAGAACGATGCTAAAACTAAACTTGCTGACAAAGGACAAGATTTTGGAGATGCCACAATTGATTCTGGTGACTTCAAAGTAAAAGTCTCTTTGAAGAAAAAGGTAACATGGAATCAAGAAGGTCTTATGGAGCTTCTCGATGAGATGTCAGTTGAAGAGGCAAAGCACTTTGCCAAAGTCAGCATTACTGTTCCTGAAGCAAAGTTTAACAATGCAACACCAGAAGTTAAAGCAAAGCTATCTCAACACAGGACTGTTGAGCCAGGCACTGTATCTGTTGATATAAGGAGCAAATAATGAAGATTATTACTGCTGATCAACGTGCTAAAGAGAAGCGTGGTTTTAAACTTGTAATCGCAGGGGAGTCAGGCATTGGCAAGACTTCCCTCGCCAAAACACTTGATCCTAAAACTACTCTATTTATGGATCTAGAGGCTGGTGATGCTGCCATTGAGGGTGAACCTATTGATGTAATACGTCCTTCAACATGGCAAGATTGCAGAGACTTTGCTACATTCTTAGGTGGATTTAATCCATCTCTTTCGGAAGACTCTGCATATAGCGAAGCACATTATAACTATGTGTGTTCGGTTTATGGAGATCCAAATGAAATGCTTGATAAATATGATACCATATTTATTGACTCCATTACTGTTGCTGGTCGGTTGTGTTTTGGTTGGTGTAGCAATCAACCTGAGAACCGATCTGATCGCACAGGTAAATTAGATACTCGTGCAGTTTATGGTATGCACGGAATTGAGATGATGAAGTGGTTGACACATTTGCAACACATTCGTTCTAAAAATGTAGTATTTGTTGGTATTCTTGATAAGAAGATTGATGAGTATGGAAGAACTAATTTTGAGTTGCAAATAGAAGGTTCTAAGACAGGCAGAGAATTACCAGGCATAGTTGATGAAGTTATTACTATGGCTTCTTTAACAAGTGATGATGGCAAGCAGTTTAGAGCTTTTATCTGTCATACCATGAATCAATGGGGCTACCCAGCCAAGGATCGATCTGGGAAGCTTAATCTTCTTGAAGAACCAAATCTTCAGAAACTATTTGCTAAAATGTCCACCGTATCAACAGAGCGTGACATGGAATTTGTAGATCCAAATAATGTAAAACTAGTAGGAGAAGCTAATGCTTGATCTAAACAACGTAAACCTTGAGAACAATAATACTCAAAGCTTTGAGTTAATCCCTGATAGAACTATTGTGAGAGCCGTCATTAAACTTGTTGGTGGCGAAGTTGAGAAGCAAGAGTTTGGTTCTGGTAACTATTTTAAACGGTCTGCTAACACAGGCTCTACTTGGTTGCCAATGGAGTTCACAATTATAGGTGGGCCTCATGACCGCAGAAAAGTTTGGGAAAATATTTTTGTAGATGGACCTAAATTAAATGCCAATGGTGTTTCAATTGCAAAAGAGATTGGCATTCGTACACTACGTCAAATTGTAGATAGTGCGTTTAATATTAAGTCTACTGATAATAGTGCTGAAGCGAGTGCTAAACGTAATCTAGCTGGGGTTCATCAATTAGATAACCTTGAGTTTTGTTTTCGTGTCGGCATTCAAAAGGCTGATGATAATTACCCAGCCAAAAATCGTTTGGGAGCAGTTATTACTCCTGATATGGAAGGCTATATCGTTGGAAACCAACAAACAGTTGCACCAGCAAATCCTGTTGCAACCCCTGTTGTTCAAACAAATACAACGGCTACAGCAGGGAGTGTTCCAGAATGGGCGAAGTAATTTCTTTTATTGATAAAATCAAAAATCTTTTTGTTCATAACCAAGAGCCAAAAGAAGTAAGATATCTCAGAGGCAAGCCTTTTGAATTAAAAGAAATTCCTGTGGCAAAACCTTTTCAATACCCAGATTACTGTCAAGAAACATATGATTTTCTTAACAAGAATGGCACGATGAAATCTATTAAAGAGATCATGAAGGCAACAGGTAAAACTAAATTAACTGTTCATCATGAGATGTCTCAAATTAGAAAGTCTGGCATTGAAATACTGAAGCACTATGACAAAGATAAAAAAGAATATCTTTATTTCTTTCCTGGCGATTAAAAATGCTATTGCGTCAATACCAAGAGGTAGCAGTAAATGCTGCCTCTGACGCATTGGACAAGTATAATAACACACTTGTTGTAGCACCTACAGGTGCTGGTAAGACGATTATGCTATCAGCACTTGTTGGTAAGCGTCAGAAAAAAGATAAAAATGTATTAGTTCTTCAACATAGAGATGAATTAGTTAACCAAAACATATCAAAGTTTAAGAAGGTAAATCCTGATATAAACACAAGCGTTGTTAACGCTACAGATAAAAATTGGGATGGTGATTCTGTTTTTGCGATGGTGCAAACTTTATCTAGAAGTAACAATCTAGAAGAAATGCCATCACTGGATATGATTGTAGTTGATGAAGCTCATCACACAGTCGCTGACACATATCAAAGAATTATAAACGCTGCAAAAACAGCTAATGAGAACATAAAAATCGTTGGCTTTACAGCCACACCGAATCGTGGTGATTCCAAGGGTTTGAAGGATATATTCAATAATTGCTCAACTCAGATAGAAATTAGCACGTTAATTAATGAAGGGTTCTTAGTTCCACCCAAGACATATGTTATTGATGTAGGGGTTCAAAGAGATTTAAACGAGGTTCGTAAAACAATAACAGACTTTGATATGGATGCTGTTGAAAAAATTATGAACAAAAGAGCGATCAATAAGAAGGTCGTAGAAGAATGGCAGTCTTATGCTCATGATCGAAAGACAATAGTTTTTTGTAGTACCATAAATCATGCGATGGATTTGTGTGATGAATTTAAATTAGCTAGTGTAAATTGTGATATTGTAACGGGCGAAACAAGTAGAATTGATCGTGAAAGAATACTCAAAAGTTTAAGCGATGGTTCAGTACAAGTTGTTGTCAACGTAGCAGTTTTAACAGAAGGATTTGATGCGCCACCAGTATCTTGTGTAGTTTTAACCAGACCATGTTCATACAAAAGCACAATGGTTCAAATGATTGGTCGTGGTCTACGCACAATAAATACAGAAGAATATCCAAATGTTATTAAAACAGATTGTGTAGTTTTAGATTTCGGTACAAGCATCTTAACACATGGTTCTTTAGATGAATCAGTTAATCTTGATGGGGCTGATGGCACACTACAAAGCGGACTTGCACCAGAAAAGCAATGCCCAGAGTGTGATAGCTTTGTTCCTTTGTCTGTACGTGAGTGTCCTTTTTGCAGTCATGTATTTCAAAAAGATGGCGACAATGAATCTATAAGTGATTTTAGCATGACAGAAGTTGAGCTAATGGATCGCAGCCCATTTAGATGGATTGATATTTTTGGCACGAATAAATGTGTTGCTGCCACAGGGTTTAATGGCTTTGCTATGGTAATAGAGGTAGAAGACAATCATGTTGCTATCGTTAGGAAAAAGCATGGGCGATGCAGAACAATTAGCATAGGCACAAAAGTTCAAGCAATTTCGGCTGCAGATGACTTTATGAGAGAGGCTGAAGATAGTGCGAGTGCCAAGAAAACAAAGCGATGGTTGGATGATAGAATGTCAGACAAACAACGTGATATGCTCTCAAAACAAAATATTCAAGTAAATGCTTTTGACTTTAGTTGGACTAAGTATAGAGCTGCTTGTACCTTGAATTATTGTTGGAATCGTATTCAAATAAATAACATTGTAGAAAGCTTGGTAAATGAACAATGACTTAACAATGTTAGACCTATTTTCAGGCATAGGTGGTTTTAGTTATGCGGCTGAGAAGATAGTAGGTGGGTTTAGAACGGTAGCATTTTGTGAACAAGATCAATTTTGTCAGAAAATATTAAATAAACACTGGCCTGAAGTGCCTATAATAGATGACGTAAAGGAGTTAGCTGAATATGCAGATGAGTTTAGAGGGATTGTGGACATCGTTTGCGGAGGATTCCCATGCCAGTCCGTATCCGTTGCAGGTGTCCAAAGAGGAGATGCAGATGATCGTTGGCTCTGGCCAGAAATGTTTAGAGTTGTACAAGGTTGCAAACCGAAGTGGATCATTGCAGAGAATGTTACAGGTCTTGTTAACATCGCAGGGGGTCTTTTATTCGAGCAGGTGCAAGCTGATTTGGAAAGCGAAGGTTACTCCGTACAACCGATTGTACTTCCAGCTGCGAGTAAAAACGCACCCCATCGAAGAGATCGAATCTGGATCATTGGAAGACTTAATACACACACCAACAGCAACAGCGAATCAAATGACTCCAACCATGAATACCAGAGACAGAGGGAGTTGGGGTCTTTTAGCCACTCCGAACACGATGGATTATCTTCCACAGAGGTCAGAAGAGAGTATGAAGAAAATGGCAAAGGGGCATCGCAAGGGCAGAAGCAGACCGAGCAATCTGAGGGAACAAGTAAGCGAAAAAGCAATGGCACTATGGCCCACACCAACAGGGAGGGACTCGAATGCTCCCGAACCAATGGAAAAATGGGAAAAACGAAGAGAGAAAAAAAAGGAAGAGGGAATCAATCTGATGGTTTCGCTTCGACAGGCAGTACTGATGCTACCGACACCAGATGCAAACATGGGATCAAGGGGAACGCAACCGAATTGGACAAAGAACAGACCGAGTGGGCATCACGCACAATACACTCTGAATCAAGCAGTGAGAGACAATCCAGGTTTATTACCAACACCAACAACACAGGAGATAGAACATCCAGAGGCAAAGTTGACAGAGACAGGACGCAGACTGAGCAAGGATGGCAAGAGCAGTCACAGCTTGAATTTAGCGGATTCAGTTCAGATGATGTTACCAACTCCGAGTGCAAGGGATTGGAAGGGGGGAAGCGGAACAATCAAAGAGGAGAACGGAAAACTGTTTCGGCAGAGCAACACGACAGGGACGAAATACGGAGCGAGGTTGGACGCAGTAGTGGAGTATCAGAACAAAAAGATGTTTCCAACACCGACAGCAAACGAGGATGCTTGCGGAAGACCTCAAGGGAAAATGCAAAAAATGTTAGGGAATCATCCAGACATAAGAGGGAATACGGAAGAGGAGTGGAAAAAAGGAAGCTTAAATCCTGGATTCGTAGAGTGGATGATGGGATACCCTCGCAACTGGACAGTTTTGAAGGATGGGAAGTAGAACCCGAAGATATACCTAGAATAGAAATAGGCGTAAAAGACAGAGCAAATAGATTAAAATCTTTAGGTAATAGTATAGTGCCGCAAGTGGTAGCTGAAATATTTAAAGCAATAAAGGAAACAGAAAATGAGGGCTGAAATATTTATGGCATTGATGAATGATGCAGAAGAAGATGTTGAAAGATATCAATCCATCATGCAAATTTCTGATCCCACAGATAAAATTGAAGTTGAAGCAAAATTCATGAATTATTTGGAAGAAGAAATATTATACAATGATAAAGTTACTCAGGTATATAGTGAAATACATTTTGAGAGTTCAAATATAATTTACGAGATAGCGATTGAAATTAAGGGCAAACAAGGAAGGATAATAAATTGAATGCGATGCAGAAGATATCTAGTGTGATATCAAAAATAGGATGGGATAAAAAATTATCTGATTTAAAGGAAGAAGAAATTTTAGCAATTATGCTACACACAGACAAAGAGGGGCTTTCTGATGTCTATCTGGAACAAAATCTCACAGATATCTACTTCGACTATAAAACCTACTGATGACATACTGCGTGAAATTGATCGTGGTATTTTAGAAAAGCAAGATAAAATTCCTAAAAGAAAATATCTTGGAGCATCTTCTTTGGGAGATGAATGTAGTAGAAAAATACAATACAGATACATGGGCATAAAGCCAGACGTTGACAAAAAGTTTAACGCAAAGACTTTACGCATATTTGCAATGGGTCATGTGATAGAAGACCTAATGGCAATGTATATAAGAGATTGTGGGTTCTTGTTAAAGACAGAGAAAAATAACGAACAATTTGGTTTTGAAACGGGTGGAGGAGAGATAAGAGGTCACATTGATGGTGTTATAGTAGGTGGCCCCTTAAATATGAAATACCCAATGTTATGGGAATGTAAGTCGGCTAATGACAAAAAGTTCAATGAGTTTGTAAAAAATGGAGTAGCTAATACAAATCCAGTTTATGCAGCACAAGTAGCTTTGTACCAAGCTTACATGGATTTAACTGAAAATCCCTGTATGTTCACGGTTATGAATAAGAACAATAGTGACATATATATTGAGCTTATTGACTTCAATCAAAACCTAGCACAAACGACAAGTGACAAGGCGGTAAACATCTTAGAAGCAACGAAAGCTAATGAGATTTTACCAAGAATTGCACAGAATGATGATTTTTATCTTTGCAAAATGTGTGACTTCTATCAAACTTGTTGGAATAAAAATACCGCATAGCCATGAGAGATAGACTATGCGGTAAATGTATCAACAACTATGTAAAAACGAGTATCAACTAAACGCTTACGAGGTACAATATAATGTCTGTAATTAATTTTGACAACACTAAATATAGTATGTCAGCACATGACCTAGTAAAAACGATATCTGATCGTGTTCCTAAACACGAACAAATTCGCATACTTCAAGATATCTTTCCGTCTGGGCGAATCGCACACAATACTTTCTATATAGGATCAATTTTCGGTGAACAAGGAAGTTCTATGAAGATAAATATAGATCCATTGTCCAAAAATTTTATGAAAGGTCAAGACTTCAACGGCAATGTGGGCATCGGGGGTATTGTTAAAATACTTATGGAAGCTAAAAATATGCGTCTTCCTGAAATAAAAGAGATGTTTTCTGACTATCTTGACCAGCAAACACCACAAATTGTTCGGGATAATAAACCAACCAAGCAACAATATAACATTAATAGCCCATATGATTCTGAGTATGTATATGCAAATGGAGATGGCGAAGTAATCGTTTCGGTTCGTAGGTATAATGTAAAGAATCCAGATGGCAGCCCTGTATTAGATACATCGGGCAAACCAAAAAAAGAGTTTAGACCATTTATTCCTAATGCTCCTTACTCAAAGTTTCCTGACATTAGGCCGTTATACAACATACCTAACATATTGGCATCGGAGCGTGTTATTTGGGTAGAGGGCGAAAAGTGTGCAGATGCACTTAATTCTATCGGTTACACAGCAACTTGTACGTTAGGTGGGGCTGGTTCTTTAACAAAGAAAACAGCCAGCCAGTACGATTTCTCTCCATTGCAGGGAAAAGAATTGATCGTATGGCCTGATAATGATGCTTCAGGCAAGAAACTGGCGGATTTAATTCAGGACTTAGCTCTAAGCGCAAATGCAAGATCGGTTACTATGCTTACGCCTCCAAGAGGTAAACCCGAAAAATGGGATGCGTTTGATGCTATACAAGAAGGTTTCGACATAGAAGAGTTCTTGCATACAAAGTCTAAGCTTACAAAAAGAAATATAAATCTGCTGGACGATAGCCTTTTAATTGATCGCTTTTCGGGGGAAGCTCCTGTTCAAAAGTTCTTAATATCAGATACGTTTCCACTAGGAGTGCCAATTATGTTTTGTGCTGCTGGTGATAGCGGTAAGGGTATGATGACGTTAGACTTAGGTATGAAGGTGGCATCGGGAAGACCAATGATTAATAGTTTTGGCGGTGTTGTGGCTACTTATGGAAACGTAATTATATTTACAGCAGAAGATGACGAAGCTGAAATGCACCGTAGAATTGATCGCCTTGATCCATCGGGAGAAAGATTTAAATACCCACATGAGATTAGAATTGTTCCGTTACCGAATGTAGGAGGCGTTTTCCCGATCATGTCTGAGCAGGGTGGAGAATTTGGTGCTACTGCTGAGTTTGAAAAGATATACGAACAAATACTCCAGGTTCCTAATCTTAAATTGATCGTGTTTGATCCGCTGGCATCTTTTGTTCACGCAGATGTAAATGCCGATCCAGCGGCAGGAGCTGCTCTTACTGGTTTATTGTCTAAGATGGCTACAGAAACAGGAGCATCTGTTCTTATGTGTCACCACATGACTAAGATTAAAGATGATGCGGTCATTAAAACACCAGAGCAAGCTCGACAGTTTATCAGAGGAACGTCAGCATTAGTGGATGGTGTTCGTTCTGCATTTGCGTTGTGGCAAGTCGATACACAAAGAGGTCAGAAGATATGTGATACTATTGGTGTTCCGTACCAAAGAAATACTTGTTTTGATGGTGCGGTTGTTAAGTCTAACGGACCAGCAATGCGTAATGTCAGGCATTTCATACGAGACTCGATGACAGGACTTCTTGTGGATATGACTGAGCGTATTTTAAGCAATGAGCGTGGTACAATGCGAGAAACAAAATTAGACGCATTAGAAGCTTGGATTATTCAATGTGAAAGAGATGGAATAGCTCTTACGCATATGACAGGCAATAATGCTGTTTTTAAGCGTACTGAGGACGCTGATTGCCCTGAAATACTACAAGGCATAGGAAAAAGCACAATAGAGCGTTATGTGCGTGATTTACAGTCAAGAAACAAGATTGACAAATACCAGTTAACACCAACTGGCGGTAAAATATGGTTAGGCTCTATAAACGGAGATATGTCTCGTGGTATTTACGAGGCTACAACTGGAAGAGATAATGTATGAGTTTACGTTTTTTAAAACCCGATCAATTTAAGAAGCAGCCAGCAGCGCAGGAAAAACCCGTAATTAAAGAAAAAATTTGTTCGCATTGTGATAGTAAACAAGCGTGGTATAGCTCTGATTATGGAAGAACCTGGCAATGTTTTAATCATAAAAAAGATTAAGGAGATAGCTATGATTAAATTTTTAAAGAAAATTATGTCTTTTTTTAACCCTAATAGAAAAGATGCTAAAGCTACAGTATCAGGTGTAAGTAGTAAAAAATAAAAGAAGGGGTAACTTTAAACGCCTTGAAAAAAGCTACCCCCCCTTTTAACACATTAACCAAAATTAGGAGTAAGCGGCTGAAGTAAGGTTGTTTCTCAATCATCAGAGTTCAAGCTTACTTCTATATTGTATGTGAATAACGTACCCTTGTTCAGGGTCAGAGGTCACTCACCAATAAACCGCTTGGAAATAGTTTGTCTCTAAAATGTGATAGGTCTCGCACTATTTCCTATTTTGAACATAAGTGATTCGCATATTCATAGTCAACAAAAAAATGCAACTATTTCAACTTTTCCATAATTACTGCATATTTAGCGTGTTGTGGAGAGTTATTAAATGTAGACACAACAACCCATCCCATCCGTTTATATTCTTTTACTTTTTGATGGGGGACAAACTTGTAAATGTATTCTTTTTTATTATTTTCATTTACCATATTGCAATCTTTGCAAGATTATACTATATATAAACTATCAACAACTATCATATAGGAGGTGTATTACCTATGATTAAGTACCTAGCCTATGGTTCAAACTTAAATATGGATCAGATGGCATATCGTTGTCCAGATGCAAAGCCATTGGGCAACGCATATATACCTGGTTGGAAATTAGTTTTCCGAGGGGTCGCAGATATTGTTCCATTCAAAGGCAGTAAGTTAGCCGTTGGTCTTTGGGATATATCTGAAAGAGATCAGTATAGCTTAGATATATATGAGGGCTATCCTAATCTTTATCGAAGAATAGATGTCTTTGGCTTTATGACATATCAAATGAATAGATATGGAAGATCAGAGCCTAGTGATCATTACTATGACATCATTAAAGAAGGATATCTTGATTTTGGTCTTGATGTTTCTCTGTTAGAAAAAGCAAGAGAGGAATCAACTGATGTCAAAAGAGCATTGCAATGGATGAAAGGATAATAACATGGCAATGATTGATTATGATAAGCGTATCAACAATGGAGTGGAGGCTTTGAAAAAAGCCTTAACTCCACAAACTGCTTTTATAAATGAAGTTATGGCTGCATTTGCTCAACCAAAGCGAGGCATACTAAAATACAGATCTTCTAAAGAAGGTAAGTTTATAGAAAGAAAAACAGTTCGTGAGTTAATGCAAAGCACGAAGTTTTTTGTTAGTGATAACCTGTTAGCTCATGCCACAAGTGCGTCTTGGGTAAAACCAAAGAAGCTTTTTCAGGCAATGCAGATGGCTATTCCACCGTCAAATAATATGTGGGTGGAATGGGATGAAAATGTCCGCAAAAATTATCTAAAAAAGATACAGGATAAGCTAATGCCGTCAACTGCAACTGAGCAATTAGACGATCTTACTCCACTTGTTGGGTATCACATTCAAAAACTCTCTGACAATCCTAATCTAGATGTCACTAAAGGTATGAATAGCTTTGATCGTTTTATCTTCCAAGGATACACAAAGGACAAAGATACACAAAAAATTGTTCCTTTAATGACTGATTTTGTGTTGTTTCCTGATCCTATTAATATCATTAATCTGCGTAGAAAAGAAGATCGTAATGATTTAATTGATGCTAATAAAAAGTTAATTGGACTACCATATATAAATTATTTCCAAAGAGACAGAGAAGAAGATGTAAATTTTCTTCTCAATAGAAGTGTTATCGGTCTTTCTAGTGCATCAACTATGCAGTTTGATAGAGATGAAATAGCAAACTTTTGGAATACTAATGGCGGTCACAAATTAAAATCTATGACAGATGCAATGTTATTGCAGATTGCAGGAGATATGCGTTTTCTAATATCCCTTCTTGCAATTCTTAACTATCCACTTATCACCACAGAGGTCGTGCAATCACCACAACAAATAGATTCTGTTCGTTGGGGTCGCAAGATGCCAAAGAATGAGTATAAGCTCATTGACATTAATTTGCCAAAGCCTCGTGGTGTAAAGATATATAATCAGATGTTTACAGGGCATGGCACTCCAAAGCGTCAGCATACTCGTAGAGGGCATTTTAGACGCAATAAAGGGATTGATGGTATCATAAGAGAGAAGTGGATAGAAGAACAGGTTGTAGGTAATCCTGAATTAGGTATTATTATTAAAGACTACAATCTGAGGGCTAAGTCATGATTGATCCGTTGGTATGTTTGGCTACTGCTATTTACTTTGAAGCCAGAGGTGAGCCTATTATCGGGCAAATAGCGGTAGCTAATGTTATCATTAATCGTGTATATGATGAGCGATATCCTGATGATGTGTGTAGCGTTGTTAAACAAGGTCCAACATATACATGGAAGCCAGATTATCCAGTTCGGGACAAATGCCAATTTAGCTTTTTTTGCGATGGTAAGAGTGACTATGCGCCTAAAGGTAACGCATGGGATACATCTGTCATGGTAGCGTATGGAGTTATGTCTATGAGAACATATGACGTTACAGAAGGTGCAACTCATTACCACGCTACTTATGTGTACCCAGATTGGGCTGAGTCAAAACAAAAAACAGTTCAAATAAACAACCATGTATTTTATAGGTGGAATTATGGAAAATGAAACAGTCGAAGAGTTTAGGCAAAAGTTACAAAGATCTATAGATAATTTAATTAACTTTCAACCGCCAAAACCAACTAGGCAAACAAGAGCCAAAACACACTCCAAAAAAGCTAGAGATATGAGCGGTTGGAAAAGATCTGAAAGTTATAGGATTGCAGATAGAATAAATTTAAAACAATGAAAATGAGTGATGAACAAAAACAAGTATATCAAATTATAACAACCGCAGAGCGTTGTATCGAAGACTTGTATTGGAAAACAGGCGATGAAGTGATCGGGGACTTCTTTTCTGATATTGCAGAGATTAAAAGCAATTATAAGAAAAGATGCGCTTCTTATCGGGGTAAATCAAAATGAACGACAATCGGGAAAAAGATGATTTTTATCCAACTCCACCGCAAGCGGTGTTGCCGCTGCTACCGCACTTAGAATTGATCGGGAATACCCAGTATGATGTCTGGGAATGTGCTTGTGGTGACGGGGCAATATCCAAAGTGCTGGAGGAAAATGGACTAAATGTACGCAGCACGGACTTAATTGATCGGGGTTATGGGAAACATGGTATTGATTTTCTGATGGAAACTAAGGCTAATTGCAAATGGATAGTAACTAATCCTCCGTATAAACTGGCTAATGAATTTGTACTAAAGTGCCTCGACTTGCTGCACTATCACGAAGAATTGATCGGCTTTGCTATGCTTTTGCGTTTAGCTTACCTGGAGGGACAAACCAGAAGGCGATCAATTTATGATGTACACGCCCCAGCGGAGGTTCTGGTTTTCTCGGAACGGCTGACTATGATACGGGGTGATCATGAAGAAGCGTGGTACGGGTCAGGTAAAATTGCGTTCTGCTGGATGATATGGAGGAGGGATAAAATTGATCGTACAAATCTATCTTGGATATAAAATTCACTTACCACTTATCAACTTATCATTGGTAAGTAAAACTGTTGGTAAGTAAAAATGGTAATTAAAACAATGGTTTACAAACTTACTTACCAGTTGCTTCAATTTAATGTAAAATATGAAGCAACCGACATTAAGTTATTGAAATTGTTCGTACTTACCAACTTACCACCACTTACCCCTTATAGGGGGGTATAGGTACTGATAACCTATACCCCATAACGCAATATTAATCGGAGCAAAATAAATGCCAAAAGTCGGAGAAAATTTAAGTAAAGAAGATTCAATCGCTGGACTAAAAAGACTTAGCCCACAACAACAAGATTTTCTGAATAACTATCTGCATCGGGATATGACACAAACTCAAGCGGCAAGAGAGGCTGGATATAAAAACGAAACTGTAGCTGCAGTTAGGCTACTTCGTAATCCAATTGTCCAAGAACGTCTAGGAGAGATGAGATTAGAGGCACAAGCCAGATATGGAGTGTCTATAGATAAATCTATTCGGGATTTAAAAAAGATTAGAGATGAGGCGTGGCAAGAAGGTAAATATAATGAAGCGTTGAGAGCAGAAGAACTTCGATTAAAGGCATCGGGGTTATTAATAAACAAGCAACACATAATTAAGGAAGAAGTAAGCCTAGAGACAAAAGAACAAATATTAAAGAAGTTAGACGAATTTAAACGCCTGGCTGAAAATAGAATGAATAATGTAATTGAACATGAACAAAAATAATGTTTGACATAATTTGCAACTGTTGCTATTTGATACACATCAACAACTTTAAAATGAGGAAAAAAAAATGAACCATATAGAAAAAATTATTGCAGATTTAGGCAAAGTATCAGGCAGCGACATTGTTTGGAAAGATTTTTCGGATGATTCTAATGTATGCCCAACTTCAGTTATTACTAATGTTAAAGATGTAGAAGTACAATTTTTTGCTTTTGAGACAAAAGAATTAGCAGAAGAAGAAGGTGCAAGTGTTTACGGAGTTATGTCTGTTAATGATGATGGAAAACTTCTAAACCAATGGTCAGGAAACAATCGTGACAATGCTATTGAAAAAGCAGTAGAATTTGCAGAAAATGAGGTAACAAAATGAATTACATAGATAAGCTTGTTAAAGACTTAAATGCATACGATGAAAATATTTTATGGTATAACTCATCAGATAAACATGATCTTACCTCTTCTGTTACTTTTCAAGCGAAAGAAACAGAAGATGGATATAATTTAGTTCAACTGTTTGCTTTTGAAACAAAAGAACAAGCAGAATCAGAACAATTAGATATTTACGGAATTGATTTTACTAAAAATGGAGATTTAATGTATTCTAAGTGGCATGGTAATAATCGCCAAGAGGCAATTCAAAAAGCAGTAGAGCTTGCAAAATCAATCGTAAATTAATTAAAGATCGTAAATTAATTAAAGAGGGGGCAACCCCTCTTTTTTATTGACATAAATTGCAATGATTGCTATTGATACTCTATCAACAATTAAAATACGGAGTATTTAAAATGGAAAATATACAAGATTTTAAAGATGGTGTATCTGATGGCTTGTTAGTGGGTGTAATAGATGAAAATAAAAACAGTCACTTCTACAAAATAGGATATGATTTTGGTTTAACTTTATGGAATCAACAACAAGAAAAGGATGATTAAAAATGACTGATTTAACATCAATTAAAAAGCAACGTGATGAATATTACCAAAATTATTATGGTCAATTAGAAGGTTATACCATTAAAAAATTTGAAGGTATGGCTGATGATCAAGTTTTTAAATATGATGGATTTGCTACTTTCATTTTAGAAAAATCAGGATATGAGACATTAAAAATAGAAGTATCTCGTGATCCAGAAGGTAATGGTGGCGGTTTTTTATTTATTGGAGGTGTAAAGTAATGAAGTGTACATCTTATAAGCTTGTTAATGTAGAGACAAGAATTTGTGAGAGAGAGGGTTCTGCAAGAGATATGAGAGCTTTTTCAAGAAAACATAAAGGTAAATATCAAATTTATTTATCAGGTAAATCAACAATGATTGGCAAAAAAATAAATTAAGAGGGCTTATGCCCTCTTTTTTTTTGGGTGAAATAGTACAAGATAGCCAATATATCCCATTATCACCCATAAACCTAGTGAGGTCGGAGAGACTTTTTCCTAGTGATCGGGCTGAAGATCGAGGCATGATCGGGAATTGATCGAAATTATCATCGGAATAATCGGGACTACCGCAGCTTTTTCCCAGGCGTTTTTCATAAATTGATCGGGATCGGGTTCGCTTCGACCTGCTCAAACCCGTATAATTGATCGGGAAATATCGAAGCTCGGCTGCTTTGCACGGCTGCTTAGCAGCAGCGCTGCATGAAATTGATCGGGTTTGCTACAGCGACAGCGCAGCTTGGGTCAACAAAACAAGATCAATTGATCGGGACACAGCCAGGAATTAGTTGCTGCCAGGCACCTGAACACGATCAATTGATCGGGATAAAGACAAGCAGCGTATAAGTTTTACCAGGCAGCAGTTTTTAACAGCCGGTCCCACTTCGCTGCCTGGGACTTCGGAACACGATCAATTGATCAGTTGCAGCCAGGCACAGCAGCATCGTTGGGAAAAGCCTCTAAAAAAGTTTTTGACTATTATTGCAACAGTTGCTATTATATATATGTATCAACAACAGGAGTAATACGATGGCAAAAGAAGAATTTACTATGTGGTTTCAAGATGGTCAAGGCAGAACCGCCATCTGGGGCAGAAGAGAATTGCGTAAACTTGCAAAGCGTTTTGACTTTGATGCAGATGAGGTTTTGCAGACGGGTGAAACAAAAATGCTAGACAATGATGGAGATGTTGTAGGCGGTGTAATTCAAGAGATATTAGACAATTAATTTAGACTTAATCAGAGAAAAGGCAGGGTATTAACCCTGCTTTTTTTTACCCAGTAACTCGCTGCTTGAGTAAACCCGATCAATTGTACGTCAACACGCAGCGCAGCTCCTGGCTAAAACACGATCAATTTTAGTGCAGGCACAGCAGCGACAGCCTCCGTCCTTTCGTAAAAAAAAATACAAAAAAAGTAAAAAAAACTTGCATCTATTGCAATAGTTGCTATTATATAAAGGTATCAACAAAACAAACGAGGTAAAATTATGGAAGATACAACACTACTCGAAGACCTAGAGGACTTAGTGGGTCAACTACAGATGGGAAAGATAGATGATGAAGATGCTATCAACACATTAAAAGCAATAATTAAATATTACAACGAGGATCAATAAAATGAACGATATTAAAAAAATTGAGAACATAGGCGAGGGAACATTTTTTGAAATTGACCGCTTAATGAGAATTTTGGCAAAAGCCAACCACTTGAACAAAGACGCTTTGGCAGAAAAAATCGTAGAGCGTTGCCACGAAATGCCATTGAGCATTCAAGTGCGTTCAGGTTGGCATTCATTAGGTGACGAGATGGTAGCAGAGGAATTTGAAATTCTTCTCGGTTGGGGTGGACCTTCAGTTAGAATCACAGGAAAGCTAAACCAACACAAAGAGCCATCAACTGCAACGCTAGAGGGTCAAGATTGGGGGACACCTTGGACTCGCACCACAGGACAAGATCCCGAAACAGTTCTAGAGTTTGCCCAAATGTTCTTCTTCGGTGAATAGGAATACCTCGTAAGATGGGCGGTAGAAATACCGCCCATTTTTTTTGGCTTCCAGCACCTGGCTGCAAAAACCCGAACAATTGATCGGATAACGCCTGGCCCGCCAGGCGCAGCATACAATATGTTGATCGGGGATCGGGATCGGGCTTCTCGGCTACTGTCCAAATTGAAGTTCAGCATATAATCACCCCTCCTTTCTTCCTTCGTCATTTTTCAATCCCGATCAATTGTTCAAATAATTTGCAATGGTTGCCATTATTTGGTAAAATTAGGAGTGCCAACCTATTTTTTGGCACTTTCAACAACCGAAAAAATGGAGTAAAAACAATGACTTATATCAAAGAAAATGATTTTTTAGTAATGGGTACTGAACAAGAGGTCTCTACTCATTCCGATTCGCCTTATCATCATAGATCTTTCCGTGATGTTCATAGAGATCTACATAATGATGGATTTACATGGGTAAATGCCACGCATGAACACAATGTTAAAACAGAGTTAATCATTCCGCCTTTTAGCTATCATTCACTACAAGCTAGATCTGATATAGCAGATCTGTTCACATGGTTAACAGATAAGCGTTTTAAAGTGGGTGAAGTTGATAATGGTGGTCATATTAATGTAGGTTTAAAATCTGTTGTTAATGCGACTCCTCATCAACATTGGCAAGCTTCAAAGGCTCACGCAACTGAAATGCTCAAGCCAGAAAATAGACATTTAGAAGAGAGAATAAGATCTAGTGTTGTGGACACTTTTAACAATGCAAATGAAATGCCTTTGTTATTAGCAAAAGACGTTGCCACAAGATACGCAACACATAAAGATCAGATTAACGCATTTTTTCCACGATCACGTTGGAGTCACAGATATGTTAAAGATATTGATAACATTAAAATTAATGGTAGAGATTATAATCAATTCATGGAATCTAATGTTAGAGAATGTGACGATATTATAGGTGGTAAATTTCACTATATTAATTTTAACAAATATAATGAGGGTAGATTGGAATTTAGGCAACCCCAAGCGACTCTCAATACTGAAAAGCTCTTTCGTTATTATGAGTTTATAGACAATCTATTCCAGCACTCTGATAAGACCAGAATCAATTATGACTCTGTTAATAATACTAATCTTACTAGCCCAACTTCTTTATATAGATACGGATCAAGAGTTCACACTTTGTATTCACTCGCAAGAGTTGAGGGTGGTGCTAGTACACAAAGCTTAATGAATAGTACAGGTTGGGATGCGCCAACGATCAGAGCTAGATTTTCAGAAATCAGGAATCATCCCGATATTGATTCTAGGTTAGTCGTTCAACATGATCAACAAACCAATGGGCATCGTTACGGATCATCAAGTGGGCGTTATGATCAAAATGGGTATGAGGTTTTAAGATCATTAGAATTGATTGGTAGCTTGTCATTACATAATCTGAATCATATTGGATCTGATTCAATATGGGGATCAATGTCAGATGAATGCTTTGAATACTTCCACCAGAGAAGAATAGACCTAGGCAGATAATGCCTAGGTACCCTAACATAAAAACCGAAAATCAGATCGGGCAATGGGGGGGATATATTCCCCCCCTTTTTTTATGTTTGTATCGGACACACATTTGCACCAAGTTTCCCAAAAACAATGTGCTTGGTTATTGACTTATGGTGCAACAATTGCTACATAGGTATCAGTATTAACAACATAAGGTAATCAAATGACAAAATTTATACTAAATATGGGGAGTGACTTAGAGTTTGAATCTGACACTCCAGAACACGTTGTAGAGGCTTGGGCAGCACAAAGTTGGTCATCTGGCCCTACCGCAGAAGATAACCCTAGAAACTTAGCAGTTGCAGCATCCAATTGGACAGGAAACAACATAAGGTTCCACACAAAAGCTGCTTTAGTCGAAGATTTATTTAGGTCTGGTATACTGAGGGTTGCATCATGAACCAGGAATATAGGGAATTTCTAATTAAAGTTAGAAAAGACAACAAACTTACTCAAGATGACATGGCATCTAAGCTTGGACTGAGCAAAAGGATGTATTGTTATTATGAGAAGGGGGAGAAAGAGATACCGTTAAAGATAAAATTAGCGGTTGAGGGGCAATTTCTTTCTCCCCAATCAGAAAAAAGCGGTATATCTGACTTTGACAGGAGAAGAATTGAGGCATTAGCAAGCAATTTGAAGGAAGATGCTGAGTTTTTGGACTTTCAGAACGAGAAAATACCTAAAATGATGGCACAATCAGCCAGAGAGTTAGAGTATCTGTTGTCAAAAGTAGAATAATCTCTTATCATGACCTCAATACGAGCATTTTTGAGGTAAAAAGATATGTTTACGGGTATAATGCCTCCGCAAGCTGCACCTCCACAGAGCCAAAGTGTGGAGTTTCGTACAGTTCCAGGACAAAGAGCGCAATTTAAAAGCTTTATGCAGGGTATGAGGGCGAAACCAGCTATGAATCCTCCCATTAGCCCCCCTCAGATACCTGTAAACGTATCCCCAATCGACATGATAGACATTTTTGACCAACCTGTGCAGATGATGCAGAGAGGTGGCATTACAAATCGTCCTGTAGCCGAAATGGATTATACTCGTGAAAATGTCGATAAACAACGAAAGGAAGTAGAGAAGAGCCGCATTCAAAAAGCTTTGGAGCGCAGAGAAAAAGCAAGGCAGATGGATGATTCAAATGAAAGAAGGAATTTTCCTAAACTCACTCCAACACCGCCAAAAATACGAGACAGAGGTGGTATTCTAAATGTTGATACAAGAACAGCTGCTGAAATTAATGCTGAAAATGCTATTCGCAGAGCGAGAGAACTTAGACAGCAAGGAGAATTTCCTAATGATTTATACGGCTCTGGTTCTGCCGCTCAAACAGAAGCAGAATTAATTGGATTATCATCCACAGACAGTCCACTTTCTGTTAGAAGAACTGCTTTATATGACCCAGACTACATTACTCCGCTAGAGTCAGTCGCTTTAAATCAGGGGGATTCTCTTGATATGTTGAACTTTATTGGTGGTAAACTTTCTGATTCTGCGCCTTTTTTACCTACGCCTTTATCTTTAGACCCTGTTGATAGAAGAAGAATGGATCCAGATTTAACAAGAGCTGGTATAGCCGCTACTTTTCTTGACCCTAGACAGTCAGGTTTAGGCACATCATTAAGTGAACAAATATCAAGATTGCAAGGTGTGGATGCTAATATAGATGACACCAATCAAAACAGATCATTTCCAATAGAAACTAGAACAGAAATTCAGCAGTTAGATGATGAAGACAAAGATGCGACAACAGTTTTAAAAGCAATAGAGCCTAATTTTCTATCTAGACTGCCTGGAAAGGTAGGAGATTTTTTCTACAAAGGTCAAATTGATAATTTTAAGAAGTTGGCTTCTCTTCCTAATTTTAGTTATGACAATGAAACAGGTGTTGGCACTGTTCCTGTTGGCAGTAGAGGAGGCGAGTTAGTTTTAAGTCCTTCTGGTGTAATAACTTATAGAGGGCAGAAAGACCCGAATTATTCAGTAGATGATCCTTTTGCTAATTTAATACGTCCGTTTGATCGTAAGTCAAAAGATGTTTTTCAGGCTCCCAAAGCTGTGACTGATCCATGCCCTGATGGTTTTCAGTTAGTAAATGGGGTATGTCAGCCAATTGCTTCTCAGTCTACTGCTACGCAGACACCCATGATTACGGCTGCACCGACAGCTACGACACCCACAACACAGGTTATTGTTCCTAGCACTAGGCAATCTGCTCCTATAGGGCAAGTTGCGCCAGTTGCATTTCCAGTTGATATGATTTCCAATTTAACGAAGCCTTTTGGTATGCAAGAGGGTGGTGCTGTATCTGATACTTTAACGGCTGCTACAGATAGATTTTTGGAGTCTATGAGAGCCGCTTCATGAGATGAATAACTTTGCCATACCTGACATAGATGTAGATTTTTTAACTCAGGAAGAGTTAGAAAAATTAGGGGCTACTTTAAAACGATATCAGGAGTTAGAACAAAGAGATACGTTACAGAAAAGTTTTTTAGATTTTGTGAGATATGTTTGGCCTAGTTTTATTGCTGGCGAGCATCATCACATTTTTGCTAAGAAGCTAGAGAAGGTAGCGAGTGGCGAGTTAAAGCGATTAATCGTTAATATGCCACCGAGACATACAAAATCCGAATTTGCGAGTTATTTATTTCCTGCTTGGATTATGGGCAAGGAACCTAATCGTAAGATTATACAGGCAACGCACACTGCTGAATTGGCTGTAGGATTTGGTCGAAAGGTTAAGAATTTACTTGATAGTGAGATATACAGGGATATTTTCCCAGATATGGAATTGGCGAAAGATGCGAAAGCGTCTGGTAGGTGGTCAACCAATAAGGGTGGTGAGTATTACGCTGTTGGTGTCGGTGGTGCTTTGGCTGGTCGTGGTGCTGACCTTTGTATCATTGATGATCCTGTTTCCGAACAAGACGCTTTAAGTCCGAGTGCATTAGATAACATTTATGAGTGGTATACATCTGGACCTAGACAGAGATTACAGCCTGGAGGTTCGATTATTATTGTTATGACGAGATGGAGTATTCGTGATTTAACAGCGAAAGTATTGAACAAACAGGCAGAGGGGGGTGCTGATCAATGGGAAGTAGTAGAGTTTCCAGCCATATTTCCAGACACAGACAACGTGTTGTGGCCCGAATTTTGGAGCAGGGAAGAGTTAGAAGGTGTGAAGGCTTCGATACCTGTGTCGAAATGGAACGCACAGTATTTGCAGAACCCGACAGCCGAAGAGGGTGCGATAGTAAAAAGGGAGTGGTGGAACATCTGGGAGAAGGACGCTCCACCTCCATGTGATTATATAATACAAAGTTATGACACTGCTTTTACAAAATCAGACCGTGCTGACTATAGTGCGATAACCACATGGGGTATATTTTATCCAGATGAGGGAGATGAGCCAGCGATTATATTATTAGATGCTGAGAAGGGTCGTTGGGAGTTTCCAGAGTTAAAGGATAATGCGTTGCGGTTATACAATGATTTTGATCCTGACATGGTATTAATAGAGCAGAAGTCGAGTGGTACGCCATTAACACATGAGCTGCGTCAGATGGGCATACCTGTGAGTACATTTACACCTGGTCGTGGTTCTGATAAGTTTTCTCGTATGAATGCGTGTGCGCCTGTATTTGAAAGTGGCATGGTATGGACACCAGATACTAGGTGGGCGGAGGAAGTTGTAGAGGAATGCGCTAGTTTTCCTAATGGAGAGCATGATGACTTGGCGGATAGCATGACTCAGGCTATACTACGTTTTAGACAAGGTGGATTTATACGCACTCGTTCAGATTATGAGGATGATGAGTTTAGTAGTTACAGGCGCAAAAAGGAGTATTACTGATGGCTAACGATGGACTTACAAAATTTGACAAAATGTCAATGAAAGAATTAAGAAAATTAGCTAAAATTGTAGGTTTTAATACCCGTGGAATGAGTAAAGAGGTTTTGGCTGATAGCATTCATCAATTTAATGGTCTGGGTATGTTTCCTAAAAAAATGGAAAAAGGCGGTAGCCCAGGCTTGATGGATAAGTTAGCGGATGATCTTTTGAAGTCTGGCGAGAAACGAGGCGTTGATGAGATTTTGGGCATTGACACAGGAGGAATGAGTCCCGCTAAAATTAGACGGTTGTTAAAAGAAAAGGGCATCGTATTCAAACAGAAAGGTGGTAAAGTTGGTACAATGCAAAAATCATTAGACCTGAAAAAAGAAACTGGCTTTGGTATATCTAATGCAGATAAAGCTCGTTTGCAAAAAGCGTTGGGAACATTAGATAAAACTGGCCGTACTATTTCTAATGCAGACATAGATCTTATAAAAAAAGCATTAACTAACACCAATAAAGGTGGCGTTACAAACAGACCAAAACCAATGAAAAAAGGCGGAGCTGCTTTCCCAGATTTAACAGGTGATGGCAAGGTAACAAAGAAGGATATATTGCGTGGCAGAGGTGTTCCTGGTTTTAAGCGTGGTGGTGCTGCCTCTAATGTTTGTCGTGGCGGTGGTGCTGCTTTGCGTGGCACTAGATTCAGAGGAGTGAAGTAGTGGATAAATACGCAAAAAACAGAGCTAAATTTAAAGATAAGTTTAAAAAAGTTACCAAGTCAGATTATGATGATTTGACTCCAGTGCAAAAGAGAATGTTTGATGCGGCTAAAAGGTTAGGTTTAGTTGTTGGTGCTAAACCTGGCACTTTTACAAAAAAAGGTTCAGTGACTGTTTTTGACCCAACAACATATGAACGAGTGCCTAGAAAAGAATTAGATGTGGGGGTTTTTATAAAACCTAAATCAAAAAGAGAACCTTTTAAACCAAGTCTAGGTGATAAAGAATATGATACTGACATAGGGCAAGCTACACCTACAACAAAACCTTTATTAAAAAGCCAATTAAAAAAAGCAGGCAAAGATTTTATGAATGGCGG